TCTTGTTAAATTACTACCATCACTTGCTATTGTAATTCCATTACTTAAATCATTAATACCAAACTTCATTGCATATGGAGTATTTATTGCAGCAGCAGTCTGAATAGTATTATCTTGAAATGCCCCGTAATATCCTGTTGGTGTAGGTGTTGCTGTATTAGTTAATGTTCCACCCGATAATGTAAGACCTGAACCAATAGTTATTTGTTCCATTACCCCTGTACCAGTTGTACTCCTACCTATCAACTTGTTAGTTGCCATAGATGTTGATATAACTGGAGTAGTTCCACCACTTGAAGTTATAGGACTTGTTGCAGTTACTGATGTTACTCCTCCACCTCCACCTGCAGCAATAATGGTAACAACATTACCACTTGCATCAACTCCAATTGCTTGTCCTGTACTTGTAGGTGATGAGCTTGTTAATCTTTGAAGTCTTAAACCTGATGTATTAGCTGCTTCGGAGTATATATGTAAAGTGTTTGTTGGACTAACAACTCCTATACCTATTCTACCCCCTGATATAGGTGTAATTGATGGGTCTCCTGTTGTATTTGAATAAGTTCCAGTTCCAAATAATACACCTCCTAAATTAATAGCATTTGCTACTGCATTTGGTAATGAAATATTTGTACCTATAATTATATTGTTTGAACCTATATTATTATCAGTAAATACTGTTCCAGCTTTGTATCCTAATAAATTTGAATAATTAGCATTTGTTGCGCCAGAACCAGCTTCAGTGCCAAAGAAATTTGAATAATATGCATTTGTTGCGCCGTTACCAGCAGCTTGCCCTAAAAAGTTTGAATTATTAGCACTTGTTGCATTATAACCAGCAGAAAATCCTAAAAAATTAGACTTTTCAGCATTAGCTGCATTTACACCAGCATTAGGACCCAAGAAGTTTGATTTATTTGCTGCCGTTGCCCCTTGACCAGCACTTTGTCCAATAAAATTTGAATAATAAGCATTAGTTGCTCCATTACCAGCATTTTCCCCAAAGAAATTTGATTGACTTGCTTCTGTTGCTTGATAACCAGCACTATTTCCTAAAAAATTTGAATTGTTGGCATTGGTTGCCCCTTGACCAGCACTTTGTCCAATAAAAATTGAATAATTGGCATTAGTTGCTCCAGTTCCAGAACCAGTTAATCCTGTTGAAAAAAGACTGTTACCATTTATAATAGTTATAGGTGAATTTATACCTGTTGAAGATATTGTACCACCACTTATAGTAATATTTGTTCCTGCAGTTATTACAGAACCATTAGCTGCTAATATTTGAGATGATGTACCACCATTTTTAACAAATGAATTAGCAGTTATAGGATTAGTAGTACTTGATCCAATATCTGTAACTGATTGTAAATTTTGAGCATTAACACCTACAGCAGTTGCTTGATTTATATTTACAGTAGTTAAATTTGGATTTACAGTTATTGCAACCGTTTCTACTGTTTCATAAACATTAATATCTATTATATCGTTTGCCATTATCGAGTTACATCATTGGTTACGTAAAAATTTCCACTTATATATGTTTTAATAGTACCATCTGCTTTAATTAATTCAATATCATAAATATAATTAGCAGCATCAATATTTATTATTTGTTTATTAATTTTAAATAAACCACTTGCAGCAGTAGTTATAGTTATTCCTGCACTTGCAACCGATGTAAGTGATAAATAAACTATTCCTCCATATTCTTTACGTAATTGCATACGTAATGTACATCCTGTTAAGTTTAAAGCTACTGAATTAACGAGCATTTGAAAATTTACCAATTCAAATGTATCCCCTTTTATATGTGTAAAATCTAAAGCCATATCTTAATCGTTTTTATATCTAAAATCTCCTGCAGCATTATCTGGAAAACTTGTTGTTTGTGGCAAAAACCAACCTCCAAAGTTAGCACTCATAAATGGAAGCTGATCTCCTGTTTGTGCTAAATAGTATTCCGGGAACAAAGCATAGTTTACAATCATATAATCAATGAATTTTTGAGTATAATTTTGTGCTATTTGTCTTTGTTTTTCTACAAGATAATCAATTTCTGACTTTTCTACTCCTGTACTATTTTCTGAATTGTGCTTAAATACTCCTTTATTAGCAATTGTATAAGAAATAAACGGTAATATCTCCACCATTGACCATTGTATTGTCATAGGTTTTATATAATCATTTAATAAAGTTAAGTAATTACCAGTTAATGTACCAGTAACAATATCATTATTAATCTTTTCGTACAATCTTGAACCTAAATAACTAAAGATATGCGTATCTTGTGCTATTATTACAAATTGTTTTGTCTTATCTGGATCAATATTTCCATTTAAAACAGTCATTTGTTTTAATTCCTTATCAGTTATAAAAAGTGCCTTCATATTATCCTTTATAATTTGGGTGATGTCCTATATTTGGCATATCAATTGGTGCTATTTTTGACTCTGCTAATCCTGCTGGAGTTGGTTTATATCCTGCAATACTATCAACTTCCTGACTTGAAGATAATGATTTATCTACATAAGGAGTTCCATCTGTTTTTGTTTTCAATCTATATAAGTTTTCATTCCAATAATGGGAACAAGCAACCCCACCTTTATATTTGAAAAGTGAATAAGATTGACCTTCGTGTCCAAAATCTTTATTAACTCCTTGAAATGATGCCTGATCTATATCTTCTTTTCTATATACTACTCCGTTATTAGTACGTGTCATCATTTTAACACAAAAATTACGTGAATTAGGCTTATTGTAACGAGCAGCATATTCATAACGTACTTTATAAATATCTTTATCTAAATAACTTTTCGCACTTGGATTAGATGTAATTATATCGGCTAATTTTTGAAGTGTTGTTTTCTTTTCAACTATCAAATTATTTGCCCAATCTTCAATAGATATATTTTTATCAGAATATTCTCTTTTATCTACTAATTCCCATTCTTCACTTATTGACTCTCCTTCTAAAGAATCAATATCAAAATGATCGTGTACTTCTTCACTCATTTGCACTGGTGCAATATCTTCTGGATGCATTGCATCAACTAATGGATTTAAAGGTTTAAATGTTAAATCTAAACTAACACCATTATAAGCTAAAATTTTATCTATACCGTCACAAAATTGCTCTTGATTAGGTATTATTACATTGTTATCAAATAATACAAATGCGGTCTTTAATTCGTCTGCATTAGAACTAAATCCACTTGCAGAAGGAATACCAAATAACAATCCTGAAGTTACTCCGTGAGATAACATTATTTTAGCCCTTGCTTCATTAGATAAATACTCATACTGTTGTGCTGCGTTATCCAATCCAACTGAATCGATAGTAGTTTTTTTGCTTTCTTCAGAATTAAAAGAAACGATTAACTTTTTACCACTTGCTCCTGTAGTTTGGCTAACTACAGAATCATTTATAGTTCTTTGTTGGTCTTCCGTTGGAATACCATTGTTAAAGTTAATTATTTTTAATGGTGTAAACCCTGTCTCAACTAATGAAATTAAATATTCAGATATATCTTCCTCAAGTTTTGCATAGCTAATACCACCTAAATAAGATACACTACTGAAATATTTTTGACCAATTGTATAATTACCAATCATTAATATTTCTAATGTTCTATCACCATTACCAAATGATGGTATTAATGTAGGGGGAAAATCTCTTAATTTATCCCAATTATCTGAATAGTAATAATTCTCAATAATTCCTTCTTTATTGCATTTCTGTGGTCTTAATAAATGTACCGGCATATGCTGAACATCAACAATACTCTTTTTATTTTTAGAATAAATAACTTGTAAAGCACATTGACCAAGTAAATACATATCAGTTATTGCTCTTTTAGTAGTATCTTTACTAAAAAGCATTTTCATTTGTGCATATTCACTTGGTTTTCTTCCAGCATCTCTTGCATCTAATCCCTTACCAAATATTAATTTTACAATATTATTAATAACCTGGTTATTAGTTGTAGAGTTATTATAACGATCTATCAAAAATTGATAGTAATCATTTTTATCCCCAAACTTAACCCAATC